TCAGTCTTATAGAACAATTATTTGAGCCAGAGAAAATGATTCGTTTTAGTAAGGTAACAAATCGACTCTATATTGATATGGATTGGTCAGAAGATACAGTGACTGATAAGACTTATTTTGTTATTGAAGCCTATTCTAAATTAGATCCTACAACTTGGACAGAAATATACAATGATAGACTTCTCAAAGAATATGTTACTGCATTGATAAAACGGCAATGGGGTGCAAACCTATCTAAGTTTGAGGGAGTACAAATGCCGGGAGGGGTTTCATTGAGAGGTGCAGAAATATTTTCAGAAGCAACTGAAGAGGTACAAAGAATAGAAGAGAAGGTATTGTTAGAATACGAACTCCCAATTGATTTCACGGTTGGATAGTAAATGGCTAGAAACAAATACTTCAAAGATCATATTGGTGAACAAGACACCTTAGAAGATATAACCATAGAAACTATTCAAATGTTGGGTAGGGATATGATGTATATCCCGAGAGACATTATTAGCAAGGATGATCTTTTTGGTGAGGACAAGATATCAAAATTCCAAAACGGTTTTGATATTGAGATGTATATTTTATCAATTGATGGCTTTGAAGGTGAAGGTGATATACTATCTCAATACGGATTACAAATCAAAGATAGAATTGAATTACTTGTTTCAAAAAAGAGATTTCAAGAAGAGATAACAACAACGAGTTCTATTGGTCGCCCAAGAGAAGGAGATTTGATTTACTTTCCTCTAAGCAAGACTCTTTTTGAAATCAATTTTGTTGAACATGAAAATCCATTTTACCAATTAGGCAAATTGTATGTATATAAACTAGTTTGCGAGACATTTACCTATAGTGAAACTATGGAAATTGATACTGGTATAGATGATGTTGATGTTATTGATGACACTCATAAAGATTATGAGGTCAAACTTACTCTTGGAAATCAGGTTAGTTCGAGTATCTATAGCGAATACACCGAAGGTGAAACAGTGTTCCAGATTTCTAACATAAGTGGCGGAACCTATGCTGATGCTGATGTAACTGCACAGGTAACGAATTGGGATTCAACAAACAGTATTCTGTATGTTTCTAATCTATCAGGAACACTATCAACGGGTGGAGCAAGTGATAGCGTCAAGGGTATGAGTTCTGCGGCAGAATATCTGTTGTCTGGATCAGCCACAACAACCACTATTGTTGTACGAGAGCCACAAGATAATAGTCTTAGCGGTGATAATGAATTCATAGAATTCACTGTTGACACAGAAAACATCTTTGACTTTACCGAAACAGATCCTTTCAGTGAGGGCAATTACGACTAATGTTTAGATCATTCTACAATGAGTCTATCAGGAAATTGGTAGTTGCATTCGGTTCGTTATTCAACGACATCCGATTGGAACATACTGATTCTGGTGGAACTAAACAATTTATTAGAGTTCCTTTATCATACGGTCCAAAGGAAAAATTTATCAGAAGAATAGAAGAACTTAGTTCAATTTCTGATGCGACAAAAGTGGCTATCACACTACCTAGATTAGGATTCAATATAACAAATATCGCATACGATCCTACACGAAAAAGAAATACTCTAACAAAAAGAAGAACTAATCTTTCAGGAGCAACAGGCGGCAATATGTCTTACAACTATTCAGAGGTTCCTTATACCTTTGATTTTTCGTTGTATGGTTTTGTCCGAAACATGAACGACGCTCTTCAAATCACAGAACAGATTCTTCCTTATTTTACACCAGAGTTTACAGTAACAATCAACTTCAATGATATCAACCAAAAGGTAGATATTCCGATTATTTTGAATAATGTTTCAATGGAAGAAGAATACGAAGGTGATTTTGATACACGAAGAAACATTACAACCCAATATGATTTTTCAGTAAAGTCATATGTCTTTGGACCTATTCGACAGACTGCTGCTATTCTTTACACCGAAACAACCTTCTTCGAATTGGTTGATGATAACTATCTCATCTCTGGTCCTACAGGAGCAATGAGCAGAATAGATGTTGGTGTGAGTGGTTCGTCTTATGGTACAGTTTCTACTGGTGGAACATTCACCGATCATACTGTATTTACAAATATTTACACAAGAGGGGCAAGCGGAATAGGTCCAACTGGTTCTACTGGTGGTGCATGGCAATGGACACAAGGATACATAGATTCGTATGGAAACACATATCCATCTGCTACATATAACCCACCCAATATGGTTTAGAGAATGAGAGAATAAAATGAAAGAAGAAAAGAAAACCGTGAATGATAAATTGTCGGAAGCACTAGACATTGATTTTGTAGAAGAGAATAAATCAGAGACTTCTATTGTTCGAAAAGAAATAACAGTACCTATTACCAAAGAAACCTTGGACAAAGATCTTGAGAAAGATTACAAACAAGTTCGAGGAAATTTGAGGGATCTTATATCAACAGGAAAGGATGCAATTGATGGCATTCTGAATGTTGCTATTGATAGTGATGCACCCAGAGCATATGAAGTTGCTTCTCAGATGATCAAGACTATTTCGGAAGTCAATAAGGATCTTATTGATTTACATCTGAAGATCAAGGACATCAAGAAAGAAGAAATAGAAGTAAAGAATACTACTAACAACTCAATATATGTTGGTTCAACATCTGATTTACAAGATTTGATCAACCAATCAAGAAGTGCAAAGAAGGCTCTTGATGTTTGTGATACAGTTTTGGATACGGTTGATGGAGAAATTATAGAAGATGACCAGTAAAAAGGGCGGATATCTTGGAAACCTCAATCTAAAACAGGCTGGTATTGATATACAATTTACCGAAGAACAAGTTCAGGAGTATATCAAATGCTCCAAGGATCCTGTTTATTTTATTGAAAAGTATATCAAGGTGGTTAGTCTTGATGAGGGTTTGGTTCCTTTCAAGATGTATGATTATCAACAGGATATTGTTGAGAAGGTTCATGACAATAGGTTTGTGATTGCAAAACTCCCCCGGCAGAGCGGAAAAGCATTAGCAACTAATACACCAATCAATACTCCTAATGGGTGGTCTACTATGGGAGAACTAGAAATTGGGGATGAAATATATGGTGCTGATGGTAAACCAACCAAAATAATTATGGCAACAGAGGTAATGTATAATCATGATTGTTATGAAATTGAATTTGATAATGGAGAAATTATAACCGCAGATAAAGATCATTTATGGACAGTGGGATGCTCTGATTGGAGAGATAAAAAGAAAACACTAACCACCAAAGAGATATTAGAATATCTTCCTTTCAAATTACCAGATAGACCCATTTATATTGATACAGCAAAACCAATAGAAAATGATGATATAGAACTTCCTATTGATCCCTATACTTTAGGTGTGTGGTTGGGAGATGGGTATTCTTCATCTGGTAGATACATTTCAGAAAAGAGTGATAATAAACATATAAGAACTAAAATTATTGATGCAGGATATGATGTTGCTGATCCATATCAAAAAGATAATTGCGAAATACAAACAATATATAAACTTCAAACAACTTTGAAAGAATGTAATGTATTTGAAAATAAACGAATACCTAGAATATATTTTGATGCTTCTGTTGAACAAAGATTAGAACTTCTTCGTGGTTTGATGGATACAGATGGGTATTGTGATAAGAAAGGTGCTTGTGAATTTTATCAAAAACCGTTGTTACTAACTAATGAAGTTAGAGAATTGATTTCTGGATTAGGAATGAAGCCAAGAATGAAGTCTAAAATGATAAACGGAGAAGTTTATTATACTTTAGTGTTTACGAATGAAAAATATGAAGTGTTTTCTTTACCAAGAAAGTTAGAAAGACAACAAAGATGTTTAGGACATCCTAAAAATAATAGACATTATATCAAGAAGATATCAAAAACGAATAGTGTTCCTGTTCGTTGTATTCAAGTTGACAACGAGGATAAATTATTTCTTTGCGGAAGAACGATGATTCCTACACACAATTCGACGACCATGATATCCTACCTTCTTCATTATGTGTTGTTCAATCAGAGTATGACTGTTGCGGTTCTTGCAAACAAACAAACAACAGCAAGAGAAATTTTGGGTAGACTCAAGTTGGCGTATGAGTATCTTCCTTTATGGATTCAGCAAGGTATTATAGAATGGAATAAAGGATCTATTGAATTGGAAAATGGTTCTAGAATTATAGCGTCATCCACTTCTGCATCTGCTGTTCGTGGTGGTTCATATAATTGTATATTCCTTGATGAATTTGCCCATGTACCTCACGGAATTGCTGAAGATTTCTTTAGTTCAGTATATCCTACAGTAACTTCTGGTAAAACAACAAAAGTTCTTATGGTTTCAACGCCAAACGGATTGAATATGTTTTATCATTATTGGAGAGGTGCAACCAAAGAAGAAGGACAAGAAGGAAAGAATGAATATATTCCAATTGAAGTAGATTGGAGACAAGTTCCTCTTTATCCCGGTGGTCCTTTACGGGATGATAAATGGAAAGAAGAGACAATAGCGAATACTAGTGAACAGCAATTCCAGTCAGAATTTATTTGTGATTTTATTGGTAGTCAGCATACTCTTATATCTTCATACAAACTCAAATCTCTTGCATGGATAAATCCCATCTTCAGACACAAAGAAGGTCTAACCATATATGAAGAACCTATAGAAGATCATATTTATGTTTGTTGTGTAGATACTGCTCGCGGTCAAGGAAAAGATTACAGTGCATTGAGTATTGTTGACATTACACAATCCCCATATAAAGTAGTTGCTAAATATCGAAACAATATTATATCTCCTATGGTATATCCTACTGTTATCAAAAGAGTTTGTGAGCAATATAATGAAGCATATTGTTTGATTGAAATCAATGATATTGGAAGTCAAGTAGCAGATGTTTTATATGTTGATCTCGAATACCCAAATGTTTTACAAGTAACAGCCAAAGGAAGAAAAGGTCAAACCATCAGTGGCGGCTTTGGTAAAAGTGGATCACAATTGGGTGTCAAAACTACAGCATATGTGAAAAAATTAGGATGTTCGGTTCTCAAGAGTCTTATTGAAGAAGACAGAATCATCATTGAGGATATGGATATTATCAATGAACTTGTAACTTTTGTTGCCAAAAAGCAATCATTTGAAGCAGATGATGGTCATAATGACGATTTGGTGATGACTTTGGTTTTATTTTCTTGGCTCACCAGACAAGAATATTTCAAGAATATTACTGACGAAGATATCCGAACTACAATCTATGAAGAGAAAATTGCGGAACTTGAGGAAGAAATGTCCCCCTTCGGATTCATTGTGGATTCTTCCGAGGCAAATGAGGGAGAATGGGACGGTGAAAATAGATGGTATAACAACGAAACAGAGGACACCCATTATAGAGATTGGAATGAAGAAAATTTTTGAGTCAATTTGAGTCAAAAATTCAGAAAACATCAAATGTATAAATACTGATGAAATAATAGTACTTACTGAAAAAGTTTATACTAATAAGGAGCATACGAATGCCATTTAGTGTTAGTCCAGCCGTTAGAGTTGTAGAAAAAGATCTAAGTTCAATAATCCCTTCTGTTTCGTCTACCGTGGCAGCATTTGTTGGTCGGTTTGATTGGGGCCCAACAGATACAGTTGTAGATATTAGTAGTGAAAAGGAATTGTATGCAGTTTTTGGTCCTCCAAGTCCAAATGAACGAGGAGTTGACTGGTTCTGTGCAGCAAACTTTTTGAACTATGGAGACAGATTGAAGGTTGTTCGTGTTGATGAAAGTCGTCTTGCGGACAATCCTGGCTCAAGTGCTTACAGTGGTGCAACTTCATCATATGTTCTTAGTGGTGCAACTTCGGCTAGACTTGAAGTAAAATATGCAGGAGCAAAAGGAAACGCTCTAAGGCTTCTCGCTTGGAATAATGGTCAACCAGAACCAATGCTTCCAGATGGAAATAAAGCATTTACACAGGCTCCTACATCAACTCAGCCGGTATATGAAAGTTGGCAGGGTGGTATTTTGGTTGCAGGGGCCCCCGGAAGCACACTAGATGAATGCCATGTTGCTGTGGTTGATACTTTAGGATATTTTGGTGCATCTGGTAGTGTTTTGGAAAAATGGCCAGGACTTTCTCGATGGAGAGGGGTAGTCGATAGTACTGGTAGAAGTTTATATTATAAAGATGTAATCAACAATAGTTCTAATTTTATCAAAATCGAAAGTAACCCGAACAGAAGTATTTGGCACGCAGGTACAACCGGCGATCCAAGTTGGACACCTGAAACTGTAGGACCAATACTAGAACATGGTAGAACGGGAGCAGGTCATGCCGCAGGAGTATACCAATCATTCTTGGGAAGAGGGGGGCCTCCCGTTTATTCTGAGACACCTTCTTGGAGATTTACCAGTGGTTCGGCTTCTGGTGTCACCTGGCCATGTGAGGGTGTTGATACTAGCAGTGTTTCTATTGCTAATGATAATCCTAACCCATATAGCGTTGTAGAAGCATGGACTAAGCATTTTAGAGATTCAGAGATGGTGGATGTAGATCTTTTGATTGCAGGAGCAGGAAATAGTATAATTGGTAGACACTTGGTTGATCTTGCAGAACACCGAAAGGATTGTGTTGCTTTCCTTTCACCACCATCTGCACCAGCAGGAACGGAGTATAATAGTGTCGTTTATGATAACAGTCTTAGTGGATATTCAGGACCATCAAGTGTTGTGACTTATAGGAATAGCACACTCAATACTACCAGTTCATATGCGGTAATGGATAGTGGTTGGAAGTACATGTATGATTATTACAACGATCAACATCGTTGGGTTCCGTTGAATCCAGATGTTGCTGGTTTGGTTGTTCGTACAGAGCAAACAACTGATCCTTGGTTCTCGCCTGCTGGTTTCAATAGAGGACAAATTCAGGGTGTAGTAAAACTTTCACTCAACCCAAATAAAGCAGAACGAGATGAGTTGTATGAAGCAGGAATCAATCCGGTAGTATCTTTCCCTGGCGAAGGAACGGTTCTGTTCGGAGATAAAACCCTTCAAAGGCGACCATCTGCACTTGATAGAATCAATGTTCGACGGCTTATGATTCACTTAGAGAAAGCAATTTCAACTGCTGCTAAGTACAATCTCTTTGAATTCAATGACGATTTTACAAGACGGGCATTTATTAGTACTGTGAATCCATTCTTACGAAGAGTACAGTCACAACGAGGACTTACTGATTTCAGAGTTGTGTGTGATACTACAAATAACACTTCGCAAGTAATTGATAATAACGAGTTTGTTGCAGATATCTTTATCAAGCCAGCAAGGTCAATCAATTACATTCAACTCAACTTTGTTGTACTAAGATCTAACGCAGTATTTGAAGAACTTACATAAACTTCGTATACATATTCAAGAGGAGCAATAAGCAATGGCTAATATTTCTGAGTTTGCACAACAGTTTGGACAAGGTGTTCGACCAACCCTATTCAGGGTAGCAGGGGACATCCCAGGCGGCAGTGTGGATCCTCAAAAGCAAGACTTCTTTATCAAAGCAGCCCAATTACCTTCTTCAACTATAGGTGTTATTGAGGTTCCTTATAAAGGAAGAAAGATCAAAAGACCCGGTGATAGAACATTTACAGAGTGGACAATTACTGTACTTGCATCAGATGATTTTCCAATACGATCAGGATTTTTGAATTGGATGAACCAAATCAATGATCACATTGCAGTTACCAACGAATCCGCAACAAACCTTCGTCCAGACTGGACTGTTACAGCACTCAAACCAGACGGAACTGAACACGGAAATGGTGCGTATACTTTTGTGAGTGTATTCCCAACAGAGGTTGGAGTAGTTGATATGAATTATGAATCAGTTGATACCATCGCAGAATTCCCAGTAACACTACAATATGATTACTGGACAGGTGGCGGTGTCGGCTGATAAGAAAAGTGAAAGTGGTTGTGATGGAATAATTCCACGAAAGGATTTATATTATGCCTATTGATTTCTTTGGTTTTAGTATCGGTAAGAAGGGTAAAGAGCCGCCTAGACCAACATCATCTGAAATAGAAAACAACAAGAAACTGAAATCGTTTGTCGGTCCAGACGAATACGATGGAAGTTTTTCTATTGAGTCTGGTGGTGTTTTTGGTACATATGTTGATTTTACTGGCGCGATCAAGAGTGAGAATGATCTTATTCGTCGATATCGTAGCATGGCACTTTTCCCAGAAGTTGATATGGCAGTAACAGATATTTGTAATGATGCTATTGTTATGGATGAAGAAAGTGAACCAATTTCAGTAAATTTAGATAAAGTAGATATATCTGAAAATATCAAAACTAAGGTTTATGATGAATTTGGAGAGATTCTTAGAATTCTAAATTTCAATAATAAAGGGTATGATATATTTCGTCGATGGTATGTTGATAGTAAAATTTATTACCACATCATTATAGATGATAATAATCCGAAGAAAGGGATTCAAGAACTTCGTCCAATTGATCCTGTGCAGATTCAGAAAATTCGTAAGATAGAAAAAGAAATATTATCGAAAGACGGAATTAGAATGCCTGTAGTAAAATCCGTTGAGGAGTTCTTTCTTTATACAAATACCGATAAAAACTCCTTGACCCCAACACCAAATTCAGGACTAAAGATAGCACCCGATTCAATTTGTTATTCCCATTCTGGTGTTGTTGATACAGGAACAAAACGAGTAGTTGGATATTTACAGAAAGCCATTCGTGCTTTGAATATGCTAAGACAGATTGAAGATGCTGTAGTCATATATCGAATATCTAGAGCCCCTGAACGACGAATCTTCTATATTGATGTTGGTAATTTGCCTAAGCAAAAAGCCGAACAATATCTTCGTGATGTTATGAATCGTTATCGAAACAAGATTGTATACGATTCAGGAACGGGTGAAATTCGAGATGATAGAAGGCACATGTCCATGCTTGAAGATTTTTGGCTTCCACGAAGAGAAGGTGGACGGGGTACAGAAATTTCTACTTTAGATGGTGGGCAAAATCTTGGAGAGATGGAAGATGTTCTTTACCTTCAAAAGAAACTTTATAGATCATTGAATGTTCCGCCTTCCAGACTTGAATCTGAAAATGGCTTCAATATGGGAAGATCAGCAGAAATTACCAGAGATGAAGTAAAGTTTTTCAAGTTTGTTGAACGATTGAGAAGCAGATTTTCAACCATGTTCCTACAACTCTTGAAGACTCAATTGATTCTCAAGGGGATAATGACTCAAGAAGATTGGGATAAAATTTTCACAAACATTTCTTTTTCTTTTCGAAAAGACTCATATTTTACCGAACTCAAAGAAACAGAAATAATGAAAGAACGGTTAGAAATGCTACGAGATATGGATGATTATATTGGTAAATATTACTCTATAGAGTTTGTTCGAAAGAATATACTACAGCAATCTGAGAAGGATATTGAAGATATTGATGATCAAATAAAGAAAGAAACAGAACAAGGAAAGATTGAAGGTGGTGAAGAAGAGGGTGAAGAGGAATTTTGATCCAGAATTTATAAATTGATACATAGTATGACTTATAAATATATCAAAAGAAAAGGAAGACTTCTATGATTTCTAGAAACATACTTGATGCTCTACTCGAAAACGAAACTGTACAAGCAAAAGAATTTACTGAGACTATTTTGCTCGCTAAGTTATCTAATGCACTAGAAGAGAAATATTTTGATATTGCTCCGTCTTTGTTTGAGAAGAAAGCAAAGGTAACAGATAAAGAGGATGATGGGGAAGGAATGGATCCTGTAGGGAGTGGTGATAGTGATATTGATAATGATGGTGATTCTGATGAAAGTGATGATTATCTGAAGAATCGTCGGAAGGTTATTTCGAAGAAGATAAAAAATGAAGGTTTATATGAATATGATGCGTCAGATTATGCCAAAAGGGGTGGAGTAACTCGCGGTGATGTTAAAAGAGCAAGAAAGAAAGAACGACCCGGTTCTGATGTTGTAGTTGGACACGGCGTTCACGATAGTAGTAAAGAAGGAAGACGAGCAATTGCTAAAGCAGCAGTTGCTCGAAAGACAGCACAATGGGCTAAGAAGGCTAGCAAGGAAAGAAAAAAGAAAGAATTAGCACACAAAAGAGAAACATTATCAAAAGAAAGAAAAAGAGTAGAAAAAGAAGAGTAGAATATCAATGAAACTCATAACGGAAATGACAGAAAATGTTCAGTATCTTACTGAACTCGATGAGAAAAGTGGTCAAAAGAACTACTATATTGAAGGTGTCTTTATGCAATCTGGAATAAAGAACCGAAACGGCAGAATGTACCCCGAGGCTATTCTAAACAAAGAGGTTGATAGGTATAATGTTGAACATGTTCAAAAGAATAGAGCAATGGGCGAACTCAACCACCCTCAAGGTCCGACTGTAAATCTTGATAGAGTTTCACATATTATCAAGAATCTAAAAGTAGAAGGCAACAATATCATAGGAAGAGCCAAAGTTATGGACACTCCTATGGGTAAGATTGCAAAGAATCTTATTGACGAGGGTGCAAAACTTGGTGTTTCCTCCCGAGGAATGGGTTCCCTAAAGCAAAACAAAGAAGGAATCAATGAAGTTCAAAATGACTTTATGCTTGCAGCAGTTGATATAGTTGCAGATCCATCAGCACCAAATGCTTTTGTAAATGGTATTATGGAAGGAAAAGAGTGGGTTTGGGACAACGGTATACTAACTCAGCGAGCAATTGAAGAGTATAAAGGCGTAATTGAAAGAACACCAAGCAGAAATACAGAGGAAATGGTTCTTGGATTATTCGAGGATTTCCTCCGAAAAATACGAAATGTATAAATAAGACAAGAGAAATACCTAATAGGTTTACCAAGGAGTACCGAAAAATGGCACATATTGACCCAATCGAAACAGCAAGAAGAATTCTTGCAGGAGAACCTCTCAACGAAGAAGAAAATGTTGAATTGGTAGAAGATTCCGTTGAAATCGAAGAAGATGTCGATGTCGATGTCATTGTTGAAGATGATGATGAGGATGATGAGGACGATGAGGATTATAAAAAGAAAATGAAGAAGGAAGTCGATGAGGACGAGGACGAGGAAGATGAGGACGAGGAAGATGAGGAAGATGAGGAAGACGAGGTAAAAGAATCAGAATTACGAAGACTAAGGATAACTAAAATTTTGGACGAACTCAAAGCCAAAGAAACACCTACTTTAGATACTTCATCCGAAGAAGATCCTAAGTTATATCAAGACGCTGAAGGTGGTCATGCTAAGATTGATACTGACAAGGGTACAGAAGGTAAGGTAAATAAGAATAAGAGTGGTATCAAAGGAAAGGCAAAAGGAAAGAAAGATCCTAAGTCTGTAATTCCGGCTAAGGAGCATATTGAAGTTCTTTTTGCTGGCGAAGATCTCTCTGAAGAATTCCAAGAGAAAGCAACAGTAATTTTTGAGGCTGCAATCAACGAAAGAGTTGAGGCTATTCAAGAAGAAATGGAAAATGATTATGCTGCTATTGTAGTCGAAGAGATTGAAAGCAGAACAAATGAGATGTCTGAACATCTGGATGATTATCTTGGGTATGTTGTAGAAGAATGGATGAAGGAAAATGAACTTCAGGTCGAAAATGGTATTCGAGCAGATGTTGCAGAAAACTTTATGGTAGGACTCAAAGAGTTGTTCGAGAAGAATTATGTTGATATTCCTGACGAAAAGTATGATGTTCTTGAAGCATTAGTTGATGCAGTCAACGAACTCGAAGAAAAATTAGAACAAGAAGTCAACAACAATATCAATCTTCGTAAGGAAAATCTTGATGTTCGGTGTGAGGAAGTATTTTTTGAGTGTGCAGACGGTCTAGCAGATACTCAGGAAGAAAAACTAAGAACTCTTGCAGAAGGTCTTGAATTTGAAGATGCTGATCAGTATCGAGAAAAGTTGAACATTCTCAAGGAAAGTTATTTCTCAAACACATCATCTTCAGATTTTGAGTTTGAAGGAGAAGAGGATACAACACAAGATGTTTCATCTACAATGAAAGCATACATGACCAGTTTAGGTCGTTCAATGAAGACATCAAAGGATAATACCCTTTCGTAAAAAATCAAATCTTATAGATACAAAGGAAGTTTAAATACTAACAAGGAGAACGCAATGAATTTCGAAGGAACTACCCCATACGATCAATTAGTGGAAAAATGGTCCCCCATTTTGAACCACGATGATTGTCCTGTTATCGAGGACGGTTATAAGAAGAAAGTAACAGCAGCACTGTTGGAAAACCAAGAGCGAGCATTGGCTGAGCAAGGTCTACAAGAGGCTCCTCTCAATGTTGCAACAGATAGTGGTTTGAAGGGTGTCAATGGTGAGCAACGACCGATGGGTGGTTATGATCCCATTCTTATTAGTCTTGTTCGTCGAGCAATGCCAAACCTAATTGCATACGATATTGCTGGTGTTCAACCAATGAGTGCCCCTACGGGTCTTATCTTTGCATTGAAGGCACAGTTCGAAGATACTGCCGATGGTACAAACGAAGCATTGTTCGAAGAAGCCGGAAACCTTGGTGGTACTGGTGGTCAAACCGCTGGTCAGGCATGGGATCCATTCTTAGGTTATACTGCCGCTGATGTTAGTATTAGACAAGGAATGACACGCCATCACGCTGAATCTCTCGGTAGTACTGGTTATACATTCAAGGAAATGGCATTCAGCATTGAGCGTACAACTGTTAGTGCGAAGACTCGCGCCCTCAAAGCAGAGTACACAACCGAACTAGCACAGGACTTGAAAGCAGTCCACGGTATTGATGCAGAAACAGAACTCGCTAACATTCTTAGTACAGAAATTCTTGCTGAGATCAACCGAGAAGTTGTTAGAACCATCTACGGTGTTGCTAAACTTGGCGCACAACAGAAGGATCTTGTTGCTGCCGCTGCTGGTGGTGTTTACACTCCGTCAACCCAAGGTGGCGTATACGATATTCTCAATGACTCTGATGGTCGATGGAGTGCAGAGCGTTGGCGCGGTCTGATGTTCCAGATCGAACGAGAAGCAAATGTTATTGCGAAGCAGACTCGTAGAGGAAAAGGTAACTTCGTTGTTTGTGACGCAGACACCGCTTCTGCCC